GTCCTCGGGCGTCCAAGGAGCCAGCGCGGGCAGCATGTGCGAGGGGTAGCCGTCGAAATGGCAGCAGATGTGAGCCCATTCCTCGGGCCCGATCTGAATGGCGATGTGTGCGCGCGTGCTCATGGCTGGGTCCTTTCCGGGGGCGGCTCAGATAAGCCCGTGCTGCTGCAGCACAGGCACGACATCGGCCAGCTCGATGGTCAGGCAGTCGATCCCGATCCGGCCCGCCATCTCGAAGACTTCGGCGTTCAGGTTGTTGGTGTTGAAGTGACCCTGCAGCGCGGCCACGGTCATGGCCTGAACGAAGCGCGGGCGGTCGATGAAGATGCGGGTCGCGTCGGAGGGGATGGCAATCGCCATGGTGTGATCCTTTCAGGGTTGGGTGGTGGGTGTTTCCGCCCCGGCGCGGCGTCCGGCCTCAAAGGCCGCCTCCAGGGCGGAGCGGATCGCCCAGACTGCGTGCTCGTGGAAATCGAGGCTGTCGGAATTCCGGGTCTCGAGCGTGTCGAGGAAGAGGTGGCGCTCGGCGATCGTGAGGATCAGCGCGTCGCGGGCGGCGGTCTCGTGGCTCAGGCTCGCGGACATTGGTATGGCTCCCAAGAGTGATTTGCAGCGTGTCGATGGCCACAGGTTCGCTCTGTGCGCAGGGCATATCAACTCAATAACCATCTGATTCAGAACAATAATCGGAGTTGCCGATGCAAGGCATGAGCGAGCGCCAGTATGCCGCGCATGTCGGGCTGTCCCGTGGCGCGGTCCAGAAGGCAAAGATGGCCGAGCGGCTGGTCCTCTACCCCGACGGCAGCATCAACGCGGCGGCCAGCGATGCGCGGCGGGCAGAAACCACGGACCCGTCCAAGACCCGCAAGCCGCCCGAACCGACGCTGAAACCTGTCCCCGAGGCGGCGGTCACCTCCGTCGGCGAAACCCTGCGCGAGGAGGGTCTGCCCGCCCCCGTCGCGGGCGGCGGGACGACCTTTCTGCAGGCGAAGACCGCCAATGAGGTTCTGAAGGCGCAGGAGCGGCGCATCCGGCTGCAGAAGCTGAAGGGGGAATTGATCGAGCGGGCGCGCGCCCTGGCGCTGGTGTTTCGCCTCGCGCGGGAGGTGCGGGACGCCTGGGTGAACTGGCCGGCGCGGTCGGCGGCGCTGATGGCGGCCGATCTCGGCGTGGAGCCAGCCGCGATGCAGAAGGTTCTGGAAACACATGTACGCGCCCACCTCGACGAGCTTGCCGAGGTCCGGCCCGACTTCCGGTAGTGACAGCGATGATTTCGGCAGCCTGACCGACTTCGACGGCGCGGTCGAAATCCTGCGCACATGGGGCGCGGGGCTGACGCCGGACCCGGACTTGACCGTCTCGGAATGGGCGGATCGGCACCGGATGCTCTCGGGCCGCGCCTCGGCCGAGCCGGGGCGGTATCGCACGGTGCGCACGCCCTACATGCGCGAGATCATGGACCGGCTGTCGCCGGGCGATCCCACGCAGCGGATCGTTTTCATGAAGGCCGCGCAGGTGGGCGCCACAGAGGCAGGCAACAACTGGATCGGCTTTGCCATCCACCAGGCGCCGGGTCCTATGCTCGCGGTCCAGCCGACCGTGGAACTGGCCAAGCGGAACTCGCGCCAGCGGATCGACCCGCTCATTGAGGAAAGCCCCGACCTGCGGGAGAGGGTCAAACCAGCCCGGTCACGCGACGCCGGTAACACAATGCTGTCGAAGGAGTTCGCGGGCGGCATCCTGATCATGACGGGGGCCAATTCGGCCGTGGGCCTACGCTCGACCCCGGCCCGCTATATCTTTCTGGACGAGGTCGATGCCTATCCGGCCTCGGCTGACGAGGAAGGCGATCCGGTCACGTTGGCCGAGGCGCGAACGCTGACCTTTGCCCACAGGCGCAAGGTATTCCTGGTCTCGACGCCGACGATCCGGGGGCTGTCGCGCATCGAGCGCGAGTACGAGGCCAGTGATCAGAGGCGGTACTTTGTGCCGTGTCCGCATTGCGGCGCGATGCAATGGCTGAAGTTCGACCGGCTGCGCTGGCAGAAGGGCAAGCCGGAAACAGCGGAATATCACTGCGAGGGCTGCGACGCGGCAATCGCGGAACACCACAAGACGGCGATGCTGGAGGGCGGCGCTTGGCAGGCGACTGCAACTGCCTCCGATCCGACCACGGTCGGCTATCACCTCTCGGCGCTCTATTCGCCGATTGGCTGGCTCAGCTGGCAGCGCATTGCCCGAAGCTGGGAGGCGGCCCAGGGGTCGGACGAGGCGATCAAGGCGTTTCGGAACACGATCCTTGGCGAGACTTGGGTCGAGACTGGCGAAGCGCCGGACTGGCAGCGCCTCTACGACCGCCGCGTGGCGTGGAAACCGGGGACCGTCCCTGCGGGCGGGCTGTTTCTGACCGCCGGGGCGGACGTCCAGAAGGACCGGATCGAAGTTGATGTCTGGGCCTGGGGGCGCGGGCTGGAAAGCTGGCTGGTGGACCACATTGTGATCGAGGGCGGGCCTGGCCGACACGACGCCTGGACAGACCTGACCGCGCTGCTGGACCGCAGCTGGCCGCATGAATACGGCGCCCATTTGCGCATTGCGCGTCTCGCCATTGACACCGGCTACGAGGCCCCGGCCGTCTATGCCTGGTCGCGCAAGCAGGGCTTTGCGCAGGTCGCGCCCGTGAAAGGCGTCGAGGGGTTCAACCGCTCGAGCCCGGTCTCGGGCCCGACCTTTGTCGATGCCACCGAGGGCGGCAAACGCCTGCGGCGTGGCGCGCGGCTATGGACCGTCGCGGTGTCGACCTTCAAGGCCGAAACCTACCGCTTCCTGCGGCTGGAGCGGCCGACGGCCGAGGAACGCGCTGAAGGCGCGGCCTTCCCGCCGGGCACGATCCATCTGCCGACATGGGTGGAAAGCGAATGGCTGAAGCAGGTCGTGGCCGAACAGCTGGTGACGATCCGCACGAAGCGCGGCTTCGCCAAACTCGAATGGCAGAAGCTTCGCGAGCGCAACGAGGCTCTGGACTGCCGGGTCTATGCCCGCGCCGCGGCCTGGATCGCGGGTGCAGACCGCTGGCCCGACGAAAAGTGGCGCGACCTCGAGGATCAACTCGGCGCTGCGCCATCTGGTGACACCGATCCGGCCGGGCAAATCCACCGGCCGGGACAGGCGCAGCAAGGCAAGCGCCGCTCCGATTGGCTCGGGCGGCGGGAAGGATGGTTTTGATGACCGACTGGACGGAAACCGAGCTTTCGGCGCTGCGCCGGGCCTATGCCAGCGGCACGACACGGGTCAGCTATGATGGCAAATCCGTCGACTACGGCTCAGCGGAGGACCTGCTTGCCAGAATCCGGACCATTGAACGGGCCATCTCGGGAACGGTCCGGCCCCTTCCCATGGCAGGGCTCGCGGGCTTCTCGCGCGGGGATCGCTGATGTCGGCCAACTGGTTCGATCACGCCATCGCAACGGTGGCGCCGCGCATGGCTGCCCGCCGCGTGCTGGCGCGGCAGGCCTTCGAGACCCTGACCCGAGGCTATGACGGGGCGGCCAGGGGGCGGCGCACGGAGGGCTGGCGCGCGCCGGGATCCTCTGCCGATACCGAGGTGGGCATTGCCGGGGCGTTGCTGCGCGACCGGATGCGGGATCTGGTGCGCAACAACCCGCATGCGGCCAAAGCCGTAGCGGTTCTGGTCAACAACATCATCGGCGCGGGCATCATGCCGCGCGCTGCCAGCGGCGACGACAAACTGGACCGCAAGGTGGACGCGCTTTTTGAGCGCTGGACGGCAGAGTGCGACGCCGATGGCCAGCTCGATTTCTATGGTCTGCAGACGCTGATCTGCCGCGAAATGGTCGAGGCGGGCGAAGTCTTGGTGCGCCGCCGCCTGCGGCGTGCCTCGGACGGCATGCCGGTGCCGCTGCAATTGCAGGTGCTGGAGGCCGATTTTCTTGACGCCATGAAATCTGGCGCCCTCGGTGCAGGGCGGCTGGTCCAGGGGATCGAGTTCGATCCGATGGGCAAACGCCGGGCCTACTGGCTGCATGCCGAACACCCGGGTGACGCTTACGGGTCTTTGCAAAACGGGCTACAGAGCCGCCCGGTCGCCGCCACAGAGATCGCTCATGTCTATGAAAAGCAGCGCACGCAGGCGCGCGGCGTTCCATGGGGTGCGCCGGTCATCCGCAGTTTGCGCGATCTCGACGATTACGAGGTGGCGGAACTCGTCCGCAAGAAGACCGAGGCCTGCGTCACTGCCATCGTCTTCGGCGACGACGAGGCGCAGCAAGGCATTGCGCCCTCGGTGGTCGATGCCGACGGAAACCGGGTGGAGCAGTTCGAGCCGGGGCTGATCGCCTACGCGCGCGGCGGCAAGGACATCCGCTTCAACCAGCCGTCGGCCACCGGCGGCTACGGCGAATACAAGCGCGCCAGCCTGCACACGATCTCGGCAGGGTTCCGGGTGCCCTACGAGCTGCTGACCGGCGATCTTAGCCAGGTCAACTATTCCTCGATCCGGGCGGGGCTGGTCGAGTTCCGCCGCCAGATCGACGCCGTCCAATGGCAGCTGTTCATTCCGATGTTCTGCACGCCGGTCTGGCGCTGGTTCACCGAGGCTGCGTGGGCGGCGGGGCAGATCCCGTCACCGACCGTCCCGGTCGAATGGTCGCCGCCGAAGTTCGAGGCGGTCGATCCGCAGAAGGACGCGATGGCAAACCTGCTGTCGATCCGTTCCGGCACCATGACGCTGGCCGAGGTGATCGCGCGGCAGGGCCGCAACCCCGATGCGGTGCTGGCCGAGATCGCCGCCACAAACGCCAAGCTCGATGCGCTGGGGCTGGTGCTCGACAGCGACCCGCGCCGCGTCACGAAAACCGGCAGTGCACAGAATAGCGACACTGTCGGCGATCCATCCGTCGACACTGAGAACGACCCTACGCGTCCCGACGCCGATCAACAGGACTGACCCCATGAATACGATGATCGAACTGCCGGCCATGCGCCGATCGGCGGAGCTTGCGCCGAACAGCGTGGATTCCGCCGCCCGCACCGTCGAGGTGATCTGGTCGGCGGGTGCCCGCGTTCGTCGCTCCAGCTTTTTTGGCGAGCCTTACGACGAGGAACTGAGCCTGGATCCGGCTCATGTTCGTCTCGAACGGCTGAACGCGGGCGCGCCCTTCCTGAAGGTGCACGAGCTCGACACGCTCGACGCGGTGATCGGCTCGGTCGTGCCGGGCTCGGCGCGGATCGAGAATGGGCGCGGCATTGCGCAGGTGCGGATCAGCGAGCGGGCAGACGTCGAGCCGATCTGGCGCGACATCCAGGCCGGGCACATTCGCGCGGTCTCCATCGGCTACCAGGTCCATCGCTTCGACATCTCAAAACCTGATGGTGGCCGCGAGCTCTGGCGGGCGGTCGACTGGACCCCTTTTGAGGTCTCGGCCGTCCCGGTGGGCGCGGACCCGGCCGCGGGTTTTCGTGCCCAGCATCCCCTTCACGACTGCGTCCTCCATCGCCGGGACGCCCCCACAGAGCAAGGAGCATCCCCGATGACCGATAAGACTCCGGCCGCCCCGGCCGACGAAACCCACGATACGGCAGCGACCGAGGAGACCACCATGACCGACGACAAGCCTGTCGCGACCGATGCGCAGATGCGCGCTGTTGAAACGCGCAACCAGCCCAAGCCCCAGAAGCCCGAGGTCCCCGACACCGAGGCCATCGCCACCCGTGCCCGCGAGGCCGAGCGCGACCGCGTCTCGACGATCTACGATCTGGCCGGGCGGCTGAACCTGGAGCGCGGCTTCGCCGAGGATCTGGTCAAGCGCGGCGTTAGCGTCGATGAATCCCGCCGCCTGATCCTCGATCAGGTCGCCGCGAAGTCGGACGAAACCCGGACCTTCCCCCATGTCTCGATCCCGCTCGGCGGACGGGACGAGCGTATCACCCGCCGCGACGCCGTGGCGAACGCGCTGCTGCACCGCTACAGCCCGACGCTATTCCAGCTGGAGGACGCCGCGCGCCAGTACCGGGGCATGACACTCTTGGAACTGGCACGCGAAAGCCTCGGCAATGCTGGGGTCAACACGCGCGGCCTGTCGCGCGACGAGGTGGCGACGCGCGCGCTGCACTCGACCTCGGACTTCCCCGAGATCCTGTCAGCTGTCACCAACAAGACGCTGCGGCAGGCCTACGAGGCCTATCCCCGGACCTTCATGCTGTTTTGCCGCCAGGTGCTGGCGACTGACTTCAAGGCGATGCAACGGGTGCAGCTCGGCGAAGCGCCGCAGCTGCTTGAGGTCGGCGAGAGCGGCGAGTTCAAGCGCGGGACGCTGGGGGAGAGCAAAGAGAGCTACAAGGTCAAGACCTATGGCCGGGTGGTCGCGATCACCCGCCAGACGCTGATCAACGACGATCTCGACGCCTTCACCCGGATCCCGGCGATGTACGGCAACTCCATCGCGCAGCTGGAGTCGGACGTGGTCTGGGGCATCATCACCGCCAACCCGGCCATGGCCGATGGCAACGCGCTGTTCCACACCTCCCACAAGAACCTCGCAGGCACCGGCACGGCGCTTGATGTCAGCAGCGTCGGCGCGGCGCGGGCGGCGATGGCCAAGCAGACCGGGCTCGACAAGAAGACGGTGTTGAACATCCGCCCCGCCTTCCTGATCGTGCCCGCCTCCCTGGAGTTGAAGGCCGAGCAGCTGGTCGCCCAGAACCTGGTGCCCGCTGCGACGTCGAGCGTGGTGCCGCAATCGATCCGCACCCTCGCGCCGATCAGCGAGCCTCGGCTGGACGCCGCCAGCGAGACCGCTTGGTATTTGGCGGCGAGCCCCAACCAGATCGACACCATCGAGTACGCCTATCTCGAGGGCCAGCAGGGCGCCTACATCGAGACCCGCAACGGCTTCGATGTCGACGGGGTCGAGATCAAGTGCCGCCTCGACTTCGGCGCCAAGGCCATCGACTGGCGCGGCCTCTACAAAAATCCGGGTGCGTAACGCCCACATTGTGAACCCTGACATGCGGGCGGTCCAATCGGGCCGCCCTTCGTCATTCCACGAGGATCACCCCCATGAAAAACTACGTCCAGCCCGGCAACACCATCACCCTGACCGCGCCCTATGCCGTCGCCTCCGGCGATGGCATAGGGCGCGGTCAGGGTGAT